TCCCTGTTAACGAAGAGAATTTAATGGTTGACCCCATCGTTCTTGAAGATCATTGGCCCAGAATAGCGGCGATAGACTTCGGATGGGATCATCCTACTGCAGTAGTATGGTGTGCGATAGACAGGGATGAGGACACGTTCTACATCTATGATTGTCACAGGGAGTCTAAAGCATCTCCAGCAGTACACGCTAAGGTCATAAGCAGGAGGCCACATTACATACCGGTGGCTTATCCGCATGATGGTAATCGTAGAGACAGTATGGGCAATCCCGGCTTAGCAGAGCAGTATAGGTCTTTAGGGTGTAACTTTCTTCTTGCGCACTTTGCTAACCCTCCGGCGCTGGGATCGGATAAAGGGTCTAATTCTGTAGAGGAAGGTTTAATGGCTATGCTCCAGTCAATGGAGGCAGGAAGGTTTAAAGTATTCTCTACATTAAACTATTGGTTTGAAGAATTTAGAATGTACCATAGAAAGTCGGGAAAGGTTGTTCCCTTTAGAGACGATCTTATGAGTGCAACAAGATACGCTTTTCAATCTCAACGATACGCAGTATCAGGTAAAGACCCTGCGTGGACACAGGATATAACATACAAGAATTATGGCATCATCTAATCTAACAGATACAGAATTACTAGCAAGAATACAAGGCGAGATTACTGACGCTTTAGGCTATAGTGATACTATTTCCCTGCAGAGGGAAGAGGCTATGAAGTATTACTATGCTGAGAAATTCGGCAATGAGGTAGAGGGACGTAGTCAGTATGTTGATTCCTCGGTAATGGATACCATTGAGTGGATCAAGCCTTCTCTCATGCGTGTGTTTGCATCTGGTGATGAGATGGTTAGCTTTAGTCCCGTTGGTCCTGAGGATGTAGAGTCAGCGAAACAGGCAACAGACTATGTAAACTATATCTTTACTAAAGATAATCCCGGTTGGGAGATACTTTATACTTGGTTTACGGATGCTCTACTTCAGAAGAATGGTATAGTCAAATGCTGGTGGGACGAGTACGAGGACTATAATCGAGAAGAATATAATAACTTAGATGAGCAAGAGTTCAATGCTCTTCTTATGAGCCCGGGTGTAGAAATTATTGAGCATACACCAGAAGAGGGTTATCACGATGTAGTTATTACTCGTAAAGCTTATATTGGTAAGGTAAAGATTGAGAACGTTGTTCCTGATGAATTCTTAATCTCAAGAGAATCCAAGACGATTGAGGATGCTAGGTTTGTCTGTCACAGAGTAAAGAAGACTTTATCAGAACTTCGTGAGATGTATCCTGATGAAGACTTTGATCCTATGGAGTTAGCTGGCGGTCAATATGATTTTGATACCTCTATGTGGGGAGAGGCAAAAGCGCGTTATTCATTTGATAACTCTGCTGATAATGCATTCGGTGGCTCAGTCAATATGGGTGATGAAGAAGCCTTAAAAGAGTATTGGTTGCATGAGAGTTACTTGCGTACTGATTGGGATGGTGATGGAATTGCAGAATTAAGAAAGGTTTGTTCAGTAGGAAGTTATATTATAGAGAATGAGCCAATTGATCGCATTCCTTTCGTTAGTATTACACCAGTAAAGATTCCTCATAAGTTCTTTGGTCTATCTATTGCTGATCTTATCATGGATATCCAGCTCATTAAGTCAACGCTAATGCGTAACTTGATGGACAATATGTATAACCAGAACTATGGTAGATACGCAGTCCTTGAGGGTCAAGCTAATTTAGATGATTTGCTAACCCAGAGACCCGGCGGTGTAGTTCGTGTTAAGAGTCCTAATGCGGTAATGCCTTTGGCTACTCCACAGTTAGAGCAGTCATCCTTTGCCATGCTTGAATATCTTGATAAGCTCCGTGAGTCTAGGAGTGGTGTAAACAAATACTCGCAGGGATTGAATGAGAACGCATTAAAATCTCATACTACAGCTACAGCGGTTTCCGCTACGATGACCGCAGCGCAATCAAGAGTAGAGCTGATAGCTCGATGCTTTGCTGAGACTGGTGTTAAAGAGCTAATGAGAAACATCTATGAGTTAGTTCTGAAGAACCAAGACCACGAGCGGGTTATTATGCTTAGGAATAAATGGGTTCCTGTGCGTCCTGACATGTGGCGAGATAAGTATGACTGCACAGTCTCTGTTGGTATTGGTAGTGGTAATAAAGACCAGCAGCTTATGCACCTAACTACGATGTTGAGCTTTGCCGGTGATGCTATGCGTGGTGGATTGAAGATCGTTAACGAAAAGAATATGTACAACATGGGTGCAGCTCTTATAAAGAATATGGGCTTCCAGAATGTTGATGACTTCTTAACTGATCCAGATAGTGTTCCTCCGCAGCCTAACCCACAGGAAGAGTTAGAGCAGCAGGAGATGCAGCTTAAACAAAAAGAACTTGAAATAAAAGCGGCTGACGTTCAGATAAAGCAAATGAGATTGCAGAAGGACGCAGCAGCAGATGACATTGATGCAAGATTGAAGATGGCTGAACTAGCACTTGAAGCAGAACAGAAAAGACCTGTTGCTATAGGTTAGTTATGCCGTTTAAAAGTAAAAAGCAAAAAGCGTATTTGGCTATTAACGTTCCAAAGGTTCACAAGAAGTGGTCAAAGACATACGGAAAGAAAACTAAAACTACTAGTAAAGGAAAATCTCGTAAAGCTTAATGTCAACAATTGAAGAAGAGCGCGCTAATAGACTTCTTAATGATCCAGTATTTAAAGAAACATTAGACGCGCTAGAACAAGAATTAAAAACAACTTGGTACAATTCAGGTATCAGGGAAACCGAAGCCAGAGAACATTGCTGGCTTTCTCTAAGACTCCTTGAGAGAATTCGCACGCATATCACCTCGATCATTGAGACGGGTGAGATGGCACGAAAGCTTAAGGAATATCATATATAGGAGATTTAAAGATGGCGGACACGCAACCAGCCCCGCAAGAGGAAGTATCCTCTAAAGCGCTTCCGGGAAGTTTGGCGGAAGCAGAAGAAGCACTTCTAAGGATGATGAACCCTCCACCGGAGGATAATGAAGAGTCCGAAGAAGTAGAAGCATCAAAGGAAGTAACCGATGATGAACCAGAAGCTTCTGATAACCGATATTCATCTGATGAAACCGAAAGGGAAGACGATGATGAGGAAGAAGAAGAGACTGATGAATCAACTGAAGAAGAAGAGACTGATGATGAGTCTGAAACCGAAACTGTCTATACCGTCAGAGTTGATGGTAAAGATGTTGAGGTCACTGAAGACGAACTCGTAAAGGGATACTCTCGACAGTCTGATTATACAAAGAAAACTCAAGAGTTAGCTGAATATCGTAGACAGATGGATGGCGCGATGCAACAAGCGCAGCAGGAAATCCAACAGACTCAGCAAGCTAGAGCGCAGTATGTAGATGCCGTTGAAGCGGCTATCTCTTCAAACTATGCACATCTGCAGCAATTCCAGAATGTTGATTGGGAACGCTTAAAGACTGAAGATCGAGAAGAATATTTGACCAAGCGCGATGACTATAGACAAGCGCAAGAGCAAATAGCAGAACTTCAGAACCAACATAAGGTTGCTACTGAACAACAGCAATCTGAAATGGCAGAACAGCATAAACGGATGTGGATGGAGGAACATCAGAAGATGTCTCAGATCCTGCCGGAGTGGAGAGATGAAGAAAAGCGTATGGCAATCTCCAGAGCTATCGGAGAATATGCCGCTGGACAAGGGTATACTAAAGAAGAATTAGATACCTTAGTGGATCACCGTTCTATTCTTATGCTAATGAAAGCCAAGGCTTATGATGATGTTCGAGGAAAGCAACAAACAGTTCGCTCCAAGAAAGTCAGAAATAAACCAAAGGTTGTTCGATCAAAAGCAAAGCAAGATAAGGCTCCCTCCAGAGTTCGCAAGCGTACTGCTAAATTGGGGCGTCTCAGAGAAACAGGCCATGTCGATGATGCGGCTGATTTAATCTTTGATATGCTAGAATAATTATTTTTAGGAGATATTAAAATGGCAATCGTTACAAATACCGCTACCACTTATACTGGTGCGACTATTCGAGAAGACTTGTCTGACGTAATTTATAATATCGCTCCGATGGATACTCCCTTTCTTTCTGGCTGTGGTAAAGGTAAAGCTGAAGCAACTTTGTTTGAGTGGCAAATCGACACGATTGCTGCTGGCTCTGCTAACCGTCAGTTAGAAGGAGATGATAGTCCTGCTGTTAGCGTTGCTACATCAGCTCAACAGCCAACGAAGCTTACTAATTACACTCAGATAAGCCGTGCTGTCAATATGACATCAGGCACGGATGAAGTTGTTAACTATGCTGGTAGAGGCAAAGCTCAGGCATATCAACTAGCTAAAGCG